ATTCTTACGATTCATCACATACTGTTTGAAGAGGCAGGACGGGATAGGTTTGACAATCCTATATCTGCTCTTGATACTTATGGTAATCCTATTGTCACAGATGTCGTGCAATATGACCTACCCTATCTAAAAAAAGAAGCTATTGATTTAATACACTGGTTAGAAGATAATAAACATAAAATAAAAGCTAAATAGTAATGAACATTATTAAAAAGTTCTTAGCTAAAAAAGAAGAAAAAGAAGATCTTGAAAAGTTCTTATGTACACTTACAGATCCTAAACCATGTAAGAAAATTAAATGGTTGGATTTTTTTAAGTCATTTAAAAAAGACCTTAAGCAAAATAGAATAGGACAAATAGATGATGAATATTCATGGAAAGATTGGATAGAAGATCAAGAAGGTGTGGAAACATATACTGTTAGATTAAACAAACTTAAAAATGGAGAAACAAAAGAAAGTACTTAAGAATGAAATTAAATATGAAATCACTCTTAATGATGAACAAAAAGAAGCTAAAAGACTTATAAGAGAAAATCAAATAGTAGTTATTACAGGTAGAGCAGGTTGTGGTAAAAGTCTTGTTAGTGCTCAGGTGGCATTAGATTTTTTATTTAAAAAAGAATGTGACCAGATATTAGTTACTAGAGCAGCAGTTGAAGTGGGACATTCTCTTGGGTTTTTACCTGGACCACTTAAGGATAAGTTTGATCCTTATTTAGAAGCTTTCCAAGAGAATCTTATTAAGTGTTATGACAAAGTTAAAATTGAACAACTAATAAACGATGAAAAAATTAATGCACTACCTGTACAGTTTATACGTGGTAAAACTGTTGACAATGTCCTTGTTGTGGAGGAAGCACAAAACCTCACTAAAGCAGAAATGCTTGCAATTCTTACAAGGCTTGGGAAAAATGGTAGGATTATAATTAATGGTGATAATGAACAAAAAGATATCAGAGATGATTATAATGGTCTTAGTTACATTATTGAACTATCTAAAAAAATCCCAGAAATCAAATGGGTGAAATTAAAACATAACCACCGATCTGACTTAGTCGGTAAAATATTAGACTATGAATACAATGCAAAATGATAACATTCCACTATTGATAGAATTATTAGATCAATTTGAAATGGGAACTCTTGACATGCAAGAAAGAGCAAGAAAATGTTATTTGTCTGAAAAAGAAAAACATTTTGGTAGAATCACTTGGATACATAACGATGAATTAAAAAACCAATCTGTTCTTAGAGGATTAGCTAAACATGGAAGTAAAGATTTATTAAGACAAACAAAAGAAAAATTATAATGAAAGTAGTATTTGATCACATTAATGGTTTTGGTAAAGTGAGTGATCAAGACTTTATTTATTCACAACCTTGTGGAGTGTTGGAAGAAGGTGAAACTGAAGTGGAAGCTTTTGAAAAAGGATGGATACCATGGGATGGAGACTGGTATAATTTAAGATCTGTACGAATAGATATTTTAGATTATAAACCTCATAACACTACTAGAAAATTATCTAGACATATTGGCTACATGTACGAAAAATTTGTAGACAAACCTATATATCGTGAGCTTTATGAAAAATATTGTAAATATCATGGCTTTGAAAGAACAATAACTTGGGAACAACTTTTTACAGGAAACATTATTTCTTTTTTTAATGATGGAGAACTTATTGGATATTCCACTGTAGAAAAATATAATAATGTTTTTTGTGCAACTCAGTTTGTATGGAATTATGAGACACCAAAACTTTCTTTAGGAAAAGTGGCACAGATGTATGAATGTGAGGTGGCTAAAATGTTAGGATGTACACATGTTTATATATTAGGAGGATATGAAAAGTGTTGTTTGTATAAATCAGACTTTTATGGTTTTGAATGGTGGACAGGTTTAGAATGGAGCAGAGATAAAAAATTATATAAAACTCTTTGTGAAAGAGATGATAAAGCTATTGTAACTTATGATGATATTTGAACCAACCAATAGAGTGGAAGTAATTACCCCAAAAGGAAATGGAATTATTTGGTTAGTTACGGATTATGGTCATGAAACTGATACAGTGTATACTGTTATAATAGATGAAACATGTGAACTTTGGCAGTTTATACATAAAGATATAAAAATTAGAAAAAATATAACATTTAGAAGAACATGATAAGATTATTTGATGTACAGAATGGTAAAGTGATTCCTAGTGAACATTGTTATACATTAAAGTTTCTTAAAGATATAATGGATGAATATCCAGATGAGCATCTAGGTATATTCTCCTATTTGTTTTATATGACTTGTCCCAATCCAGATATGAATCCTTTTTTTGATATACCAGAAATAGATAAAGAAGATATTATTATTAAAGAAACAGATGCAGATTTTAGTTTAGACGATAGTAAAATAATACATGCTTTAGCAATGTGCAAAAAGATGTATGAAACTCCTACATACAGAGCATACGAAGGTATTAAAATATTCTTAGATAATATGGGTAAAAGTTTAGCAACTGAAACTCTTACATTTGGTAGAGATGGATCTTCTTCTGCTCTTCTTAGAATGGCAGAAAAATATGATGATGTAAGACAATCATTTAAAGGAGTGTATAAAGATCTTATGGAAGAACAACAATCATCTGTACGTGGTGGGCAAAATTTAGCTTATGATCAATAATTATGCAGAGGTGCCTACATGGACAGATGGGCAATGGAATGTAACAACATTTTATACACGGGATGAATTCCGTGACTTTATACGTTCTGTATTTATAGATGCTGGCCCTGATGAAGGATATAATCTTACAGTGACAGTATCCAAACAGTTTAATATTGAAGCTAGAATATTTCAAAAACAAGGATATTACACTCATGCTCCATTAAAAAGTAAAGACTTTATGGCTTATTGGGATGAACAAAAATCTAAATGTAGATGGGGAGTTATTTATAAAGAAGGTGAAAAAACATGGTATGTCACTAGAGACTATTATATGTGGCTTAATTTTTTACCAATTTATGACAAAGAAGAAAAACGTTTTGACTTTGCTAAAGTGAGAGATGCTCAGTATCATATGGCTCTCTATGAATGTCTTGGAGAACTATCTTATAAACATTTGCCTATTTTAAAGAAACGTCAGATAGCTTCTTCTTATTTCCACATGGCTAAACTAATTAATGCTTATTGGTTTGAAGAAGGTTCTGTAAATAAAATAGGAGCTAGTCTTAAAGATTACATTTCTGAGAAAGGATCTTGGAGGATGCTTAATGAATATAGAAACTTCCTTAACGAACATACAGCTTGGTACAGACCATCTGAGCCTGATAAGATATTTTCATGGCAACAGAGAATAAAGGTTAGGATTGGAGGCAGAGACACTTACAGGGGTAATAAATCTATTATCACAGGTACATCATTTGAGAAAGATCCAACTAATGGTGTGGGTGGACCTGTAACATACTTTTTTCATGAGGAGGCAGGTATTGCCCCTAAGATGATGGATACATATGAGTTTATGAGACCAGCTATGCAATCTGGTATGATGACTACAGGAACTTTTATAGCTGCTGGTTCAGTGGGTGATCTTGAACAATGTCAACCTTTAAAAGACATGATATTATATCCACATAGGTACGGTATGTTTGCTGTAAAGACTAATCTAGTAGATAATAAAGGCACTATAGGTGAAACAGGATTATTTATTCCTGAGCAGTGGTCTATGCCTCCATATATTGATGAAGCTGGTAATTCTTTAGTTAAAGAAGCCTTAGAAGCTATAAAAGAAGAAAGAAAAAAGTGGTATAAAGATCTTCCTCCAGATCAATATCAACTTCGTATATCTCAGAAACCAACCACCATAGAAGAAGCATTTGCTACTAGGAAAGATTCTGTATTTCCTCCACATCTTGTTTCTAAACAATTACAACGTATTGAAGACAAAGAGTATTCTGTAGAATATTTAGAATTATACAGAGATGGAGAAGGAAAACTTAAAGATAAACCTTCTAGAAAAGCTCCCATTATGGAGTTTCCTATAAGTAAAAAAGCTGAAGATAAAGAAGGAGTGATATGTATATATGAACGTCCTTGTAGCAATCCAACATTTGGAATGTATTATGCTAGTGTGGATCCAGTGGGAGAGGGTAAAACCACTACATCAGATTCTTTATGTTCTATATATGTTTATAAAACTCCTGTAGAAGTAATTAAAAAAGACGGGGAAACAATATCACAAAGTATTGAAAGAGATGGTATTGTAGCTAGTTGGTGTGGTAGATTTGATGATATAAAAAAAACACATGAACGTTTAGAACTACTTATAGAATGGTACAATGCTTGGACTTTAGTGGAAAATAACGTGTCTTTGTTTATTCATTATATGATGGAAAGAAAAAAACAAAGATATTTGGTACCTAAGAACATGATGTTATTTCTTAAAGATATTGGAGCTAATGCTAATGTATTCCAAGAATATGGGTGGAAAAACGTAGGAACATTGTTTAAAGGTAACTTATTGTCTTACGGTATAGAATTTTTACAAGAAGAGCTTGATGTTGAAACTGAACCAGACGGCACTATTAAAAAAGTAATATATGGAGTGGAAAGAATACCAGATCCTATGTTACTTAAAGAGATGCAAGCATATCAAGATGGATTAAACGTAGATAGACTTGTAGCTTTTTGTTCTCTTGTAGCTTTTGCTAAAGTGCAACAAGCCAATCGTGGAATGTCTAAACGTACAGAAGTTACAAATAAAAACTTGGATATCTCACAAAAATTTAGTAAATTAAATCATAGTCCTTTTAGACATATTGGTACAGGTAAAGGAGGTTCTTCAATGAGATCTTCTCGTAGTGCTTTTAGAAATATTAGATAAAAAATATGGAAACAACAATTACAATTTCAGATTTAAATGCTGGCCTTTATACATGTACAACATCAACAGCAATTGGAGCAACTATTAATATAACATATGTTAGTTCAGATGCTCCTATCACTTTTACTAATTCATAATTATGCAAATATATAATGCCTTACAATTAAAAGATGGTGCAAAGGTAGAGTACAATAAGATGGGTACTCTTATACAACCATTCCAGTTTGTTTCTGAAAAAGAAAAGGATGATCAATGGAGAGCATGGAATCTTGATTGGTTAGAGTTTCAAGGAATGAAACAACTTAGACGTAATGCTAGACGTCTAATGAAAAACTATAAACTAGCTAAGGGTATTATAGATAAGCAAGATTATATAGTGGAGGA